ACGGGGGAAGGAAGACGGTTTCGTCTAAAAACTCTGTTTCACTTTGCGTGGTCAAACGTGTGTTCGTTTTTTCGGGGGGGGTTTTGTAATGCGTCTTGGGTTTTGGTGGTTGTTCTTCGTCTGCAATGACGGCGAGTTTGCCTGCGGTCTTGGCATTGACATAGCGCGCCCCTGCTCTGGAGTTGCAGCTTCGACATAGGACACGGCAGTTCTCAAGGGTGTTGGCATCTATTGGGTTGGTGAACGTATCTACTGGTCTGATGTGGTCGATTGTGTTGGCTTCGTTGCCACAGATTGCACAGTGGTTGTCGTGTTCCAGTAGCTGTTTTCGTATGGCCTTGAAGGTTGAGTGGCTTCGTGCTTTGGTGTTGTGTGCTGTCATGGTTTCCTTTGTGTTATTGCTAGCGCCCTTGGCTTCGCCTGCGGTTGCTTTCGTGTTCGTGTTCGGTCTGGTGGTTTGTGTTCCCCACAGTTCTGACCAAGTAGGTCATGGTTGCCGGACACATTGTTGAAGTGGACACCATTCGTATTTATGACGTTTAGACGCTGAACAGTGACTGACCCCAGCATCCCTTCAAGTAAGTCATCACAAGAGGCAAGGCGCACTGCACGACCCACGTTCCCGTGTAAACACCAACACAGTTCAACTCCGTATGTGGCCATGGTCGTATTCAGTTGTGATCATTGTGTTAGTTCTTTCGAATCCCCTGAAGGATGGCAATGCCGATGGATATTAGCAGTGCGTACCACGCAAGTATTAACACTGGGAGAGCCTTTGGGCTATGAAGTTGATGTCTGATGGTCGCCAAAGGTAGCACTCAGCGTGGGGGTGAAGTGTTCTCAACCATTGCAGCTGTGCTTCTGACGCTTTGCCTTTGTCGGTTTTCAACTCAGCAAAGATGAGTCCGCGCTCTTGATGAGCCATGACAAGGTCAGGGAAGCCTGTGGACCCAGTGGTTATGTATCGCCCGGTGCGTGTCATTGACGGCTGTGAGTGATGCAGTGACCAACCGAACTGGAACGCCAGTGCTTTGACTTGGGCCTGAAATGATGACTCGCTGATGGGAATCATCGCTTGTCTTTTCCAAGCATGAACCCACACATCCCAACCGCGCTAATCATCACAATGAAGGTGAATAGGTCCAGCACGTTAGAACGGCTCCTCAGGGCTGTCATACGTTGGGGCTGGTTGCTCACCGTTCTTCAATGAATCGATATAGGCGCTCGCTTCGCGCTTGCTGAAGGACTGGAGGTTATGCGGAGGAATCTTGCCCATGGATTTACAGACGGCACGAATCATGTTCTGTTGCTTCTCAGAGGCAAGGTTGCTGGACTCAGTGACAACTGTGTCTCCGCGCTGCACTTTCTGCATCTCCTCACGGCTAGGGCGTTTGTCAAGCGATGACCCACAAAAGTTGTGCATTGGAAAGTTGCTGAGGCACCTGCCCAGACTGGAGGTTTCACAGTTCTCCAATGAGCTGGTCTTGTTCACGTTGCCCATGTTCCTGATTTCTTCGGCATGGCCAGTTGAGACAACGACCCCATCACAAAGGATGCTGGTTTTCATTACGCAAATGTCGTCACCCGGCAACGACAAAAGTTCTGAGACAACAGCGAAGAATTGTTCTTTACTTTCGGCCCATTCAATAAAGCGTGAGAACCTGCTCTGGACGGGTTCATAGGAGTCAATGTCAAATGCCACGGGAATACGCGCTTTCTACTCGGGTTAGTTCGGTTTGTAAGTGTGTAATACGGGCTTCAAAGTGCAATATGGCATCTTGTAATTCTTGGTTTTCTTTGCGTAGCACTTCTATCTCACTAGCGGCCTGTAGGGCATAGGTGTCTAGCCAGTATCGGCCTGGCTCTACTGCGTACTCGCGCAATTTGGCTATGAGGTTTTCAGCCATTACCAGCCACCAAGGATTCGGCGTATCGCTGCAACATCAGCAGTATCTACATAAAGCGTCACTGATGTGACACCAAGGTTGATTTGGATTGTTGAGAAGTTGTCGTGGTCGCGCACTCTGCATTCGACATTGTCTCGGGTGACATTGTGAATATCAATGCTGCCTACTCTTGGTGATTCACTCATCTGATTTTCCTAACGAGACGTTGCTTATGTATGTGATGCCTTTTGATGGGCCTGAACTGTTGAATGACGGGTGCCATGAATCTCGAATGGTTTCGGCAATGTTCGGCAATGCGTGAAGCGCGCCCACAGCCTCAAGCACAAGGCTTGATTCTTTGAAGCGCAATTCCAGAGCCAAGTTATGGCTGAGGTTAGTTAGTTTGGCGATTAGCTCGCCCGTTGATGTTTCCATTTGTGTGTACCTTTCCACAGTTACGTTTCCATTTGACAACAAGCGTGTGTCTTGATTGGCAGATGAATCTTTGCAGGGATGCTTGTCCCTTGAGACAGCCCCAGCCCCACGGCCCAACGCGCCATATCTTGCGTCCGTCAGGATTGATGTGGGATTTGAATGCGATGGCATCAGCGACCTTGACTTGTTGCTTTGGTGTCTTGCCTTTTGCGCTGGGAGTGTCTGACCATGTGCGCCACGTCTGGCGGTGAATGCCTAGACCGCCTGTGTAGGACTTTGTGCTGTGTGACCAGTTGCCACCAGTTTCGCACCGGGCGAGTTGGTCATAATATTGATCAGGCAACACGCCGTTGTATTTGGCGTGTGAATTAGCAGCTGCACTTGCGTGGGCTGGGGTGGATAATGCGGTGATGAGGGCTAGTGCCATGATTCTCTTAATCAACCATTTCAACTTCTGTAATCGAAGCAAACGTCATCCATGGAGCCTGCCTTGTGGCGACTGTGACCTTGACGATTTCTTCTGTTGCCGAATCCGTAAAGATTTGGACGAGGGTTAGTTTGTCTCTAGACCATAACGGCATATAGCCCCATGAGGGAAGCATCAGTCTCTCCAGTAGCGGTTAAGCAGTTTGAAATATGCCCATGAAAGGCACCATCCGAACAGGACGGCAATAAACATTTGTTCGTGGGTGTAGGTCTTCATGCCCAGCCCCTGACCATGTCAAGACCTGACTGGGTGACGGCGCACACAATGCCCTGAGAGCCACTTGAGAGCGTCCTACGGATGCCTAAATCGTGAATTAGTCCTGCTGTGCGTAAGTCTGAGCATCGCTTCCAGTAGCCCTTAATTTCATGACCTTGAGCTGAAGCGCGAGATGCAGCTTCTTCGTCTGTGAGGCCCAGTGTGGCATCTGCGTAGATGGCTAAGAGGATGGCGCGGTGACTGCCCACTTTCATGGGGGTCACTTGCCGTGAAGTTTCAGGGTCTGTACTTCTAAACAGTGGTAAGTCGAAAATGATTTTCTGCATTATGTGTTTCCTTTGGTTAAGCCCTTTGAGTGGCTGGATGTGACTTTACACAATTTGAGAAAGCGGTGGTGGATACCCCAATGGAAACAAAGGCACCCACCACCTAGCCCCAGCCTGCTCAAACAAGCTGGGAATCCTTATTTCAATGCTCGAAAGACTTTTTCAAAGTTCTCTGGAGTTTGATTTGCCAGTTCAATATGAAACCAATTTGGAGAGCCTTGGTAGGAACCAGCGTTGTCATCGGCTGTGTAAATCTTGACTCCCGCTTTGCCTTCGCCACGAGAACAGCGGTAGCCCGCGCCGTAGTCACCATAGGCGTACCAGTGCATTTCACATAGACCGAGGGCTTTGGAGTTGGCAAGGAACCAATCCCAGATGATGCGCGCCTGTGCTTCGTCTTTGTATTTCAAGTCAGCTGCATACCCGGTGGCATGAACGCTGAGGCTGGCACCTGAACGCATAGCTCGATTGGCGTAGGTGCCTAGCGAAACAAGACCCCAACGTGCTTTGCATAGTTCAACAAGTTTGCTGGTCACTGGTTGTGTGGTCTTGCCATCCCAAGCGGGGTAGTACGGATAGGGGCGAACGCTCATTCTTTGTCCTTATCGTTCTGACTTCCCTTGAGCCCGTTTGAAGCGAGGAGCCCCGCCAATACGCCCGACATGGTCAACGTGAGTGGAGACAGAATCTTCCAAGCCTCAGCATCATTGGGTGCCTGCTCAAGAGGCTGTGTCACAAAAAGAAGCCCATAAAGAAGTACAAACACAGTGCCTACAAAGGCAATGGAGATTGCAAGGCCAACGATCAAAATGAGTCGTCCTTTGATTTCTTCGTTTGATAGTCGTGCGCGCAATTTCATGAGCAACGTCCTTCTGGAGCAAGGGTGGTGGTTGGGGTGGTGATTTCGGTTGTGCGGGTCATTACTTGGTTTTTAGTCCGTGGGCAGTTGAGGCGTTCACGGTCAGCACACGCTGTTAGTGACCCCAAAACAACCAATAGAATCAGGCTTTTTCGCATTAGAGAATGTTTTGAACAGTAATCGAAGGAACAAGGATTTGTGCTGTCGGCCCTGAAGCTCTTGAGGCAATTGTGAAAGTGTTCAGTCCTGCCGTTAACGCAATAACAAGCGAACGCGACTTGCCGATGACTGTAGCCCCAACACTGTCAAAGCCGTTTGCGTCTGCTGCAGCTGTTGTCGTTGCACCTGAAACAGCAAACGACATGACAGTGGTTGACCCGCCACTGTTTGAAAGACCCGGCGACATAAGCGTGACCAGCGCGCTTGTCCCTGTATAGACCGAGACGCTCGTTGCGGTGTTGACAAAACCACCAACGGCAGGGTTAAAAGTTGCGTTGGCTGCAGTCTTGGAAGCAAGGTCAACCCACACCGAGCCGTTGTAAATCATCAAAGAAGTTGAAGCCACAGTCGGCGCTGTCAAATAGCAGACCATGCCCTCCAGCGGGGTGGGCAGTGCCGTGTCTCTTGCAGCTTCGGTTGTGAAGGTCATTACTGCCTGCTGTTGCAGGGTGTTCATCTGCGTTGAAGTAAGTATTTGTCCAGCAGTGAATGTTTGTATTGCCATGGTTGTCTCCTTTAGAAACTTAGAAGGTTGGTTGTTGAGATGGTTCCAAAAATTGCATCGTCTAGAACAAAATAAACATTTGCGTCTGTTGATTCGAATGTGAAAGAGATGACATGATTGCCGGGTGTGATTGTATGGTTCACGCCTGAAACAATCAAGGTTTGACTGTCGCTTGAAGGTGTCCCAGTGACAAAGTTTTTCACTACTGTGCAGACGCTGGTGAGGTCAAGGCCCAGAACAATGTTTTGTTGGGCTGTGGTCATGCCTGACAATTGGCTTTGCAAACCGTTGAATCTCAAAATTGGGTTTTGGTATCGGCCCAAAAGGTAACTGCCTAGAGCTGCAACTTCTAGCGTGGCGCTGTTGAGAAGGTCTGTGAGGCTGTATGTCTGGGATTGGTATTGAGCAATGGAGGTGGCGTTGCTGGTTGTTTGGATTGCCCCAGCTGGTGACTGTGTGTTGATCACGTTATATAGCAATTCATCGCCGTATTGGTTCATGAGGCTGTTGAAAGGAAGACCTGTGCCGTCACCGTTGAATGTGGCTCCAGAAACAGGGTTCAAAACGCTTGCTCTACCTTTGAAAGTGAGGGTTCCGTTTGCACTCATATAGAGAAAGCCTTGTTCGGATGTGTTGATTTGTTGAAGGTAGTTCAGGCAGTTTGTGTCTTGGTCAATTTGGAAGGCCCCAAGGGTGGATGAACCAACGTCAATTGAGCGCGCGCCTTGGTAGGCAATTTCGGTGTAGTTCAGCACTGTGTCAATTCGCGCCCCAGTCTTCTCAACCGATGGGGTGACCACATTGATTTGCTGGTTTGACAGAACAGTAAAGTTGTCTGCACATTGCACTGTGGCTGTGTCGTTGAAGCCGAGGTCATAGTTAATGTCCCAGTCAGTTATCAGACCTGTAAAAATGGGGATGCCGTTGGCAAGTATTTGAACTGGCAAGCGCGGAACAATTCCTGTTTGGTTTGTTGGCGCGCCAATCCAGTACGGCGATGACTGGTTCAAAGGGTCAAATGTCCGGGTCTTATTCCAGAGGTTTATTTGCGCGGTTCCACAGTTGAATTCGTCAAGTTGCCGTGAACGTCCACGAGTGATGGAAACGGATTGCACAAATTCTGTGACATCCACAGGTCGGATTCCACTTAAAGTTCCACGGCCTGCCGTATCTAGAACCCCATAGAAAGCGTCATTCAGCTGGAAATTTTCCCCGTACCCGACAGTGGTTTGGAAACCAATAAGAACTTGAAGTTGTGGCTGACTCATACGGACACAAAAACCTGACCCGATAGTCGTTCCGCGCTCTTGATGGCTTCGATGATGTCGCGCCCAACTTGGGCAGGGTTAGAAACAAGTCCAGCATTGACTGTGATTTGGTAGGTCTTGGCTTGGTCAAGTGCTGTTTGACCTCTGGAGACATTGCCTCCAAAGAATGCGTTGCCTGCAGCTAATCCAAGGTTTGCAGCTGAAGAAGAAAGACCAGCGAGGGACTCGTTAAACGAAGCAATGTTCATTCCGTTTGCCCCGCCAATTAGGTCTTGGGTAACTTGCACTCCCGCGCTTGGTCCAAGGTTTATAAGTTGAGCAAGGCCGTCTTGGGAAAGTCCGAACCCGGTCAAATATTGAAGGTTGCTGGCGAACTGTTTTGCGTCTGCAATTTGCTTTTGAAACACCTGTGCATAGTCAGATGATGCGCGTGTCGTCTGGGCAGATGACACGTTTCGTTCAGCTTCGGCAACTTTGTTGAGCGCGTCTGCGTATTGTTCAGCGTCTTCTGTTGGGCTAAGTTTTGCCAGTTCTGCGTAGGCATCCTTGCGGGTTTTCAATGCGTCCGTGACATCTTTGTCTGCATCTGTTTGAGTCTTAAAGGCATCAGACAAGGAAACAAAACCGCGAATGGAATCAGCAGTGGTGTCCGCAAACCCTTGAAGTTGATCCTTAGCTGCTTGGAGGCTGGCCCCAACAGCATCAACAGCGGTGACTACTCGGTCCCGCAAAGTGTCCGCGTGGTCTTTGGCTGCTTTGCGCGCTTCTGCTTGTTTGTTCTTTAAGTCGTTAGTTCCCTTGGTGGTTTTCTTTAATGTCTCGTTGTACTTGTTTGACAGCAACTTGTCCATGTCGCGAAACTCGGCAGCTGTGTAAGTAACTGTTGACGCAACTGTGTCGGATTCTCCAGCAACAACATGAAGCAATTCACCAATTGATTTCAACCCTCTGATAAGTGAGCCGGCAGGAGTTACATACAAGAACAACTTGCCAATTGCGTCAACGTATTTGTTGGTTTCTCCAGTGGCTCTTTCGGTAGCAGAAGGAATGACTTTGTTAAGGATGGTGGCAAAGTCGTTTACTGCTGGGGAGAGTTGTGAACCAACCAGTTCATAAAGGTTGTCAACTGTGATGGAAAGTTGCGACATTCCACCAGCAGAAGATTTGGCAGCTGCATCTGATGCGCCTTTGAAACTGGTTGCCAACTGTCGTTGAATAGTCTCAAGGTCTTTGGACTTAACAGCATCCGCGTCAAGGGAAACACCAAGGCGAGTGAGTGCGCCAATATTGCCGTTTTGGGCTTTGGCTAAAGCAAGGGAAACAGTCTCCAAATCCTTGCCAGTGCCTGCAGAAATATCTAACGCAAGGTTGAGAAGTCCTTGGGCTTGGTCTAGGTCTTCAGTTGCCCTGACTAGATTCTGCAAACTTGGACGAAGTTTGTCGTCAGACACCGCCGAAGTGGATTCCATTTTTGCTATCTGCTTCTCCATCGAAGCAACCTGAAGGTCAGTTGCCCCTGTGGAGTTCTGGACTGCAATCTTTAATTGTTCAGCTGCTTTCTCATCGTCATTGAACGCTGTAACGGCTTTACCAAGTTGCTGGACCAATGCCCCAGCGGAGACAGCTGCACCCAACTGGGAGGTCACCAGACCCTTTAGAGAAAACTGTGCGCCCTTGACACCCTTGTCGTTGTAGGTGGTGACGATGGGAAGCGTTACTGCAGCCATTTGGTTATCTCATCTCTTTGTTCACGCGCAAGATTACATCCTGCACAATGCCATGAACGGTTGCTGTCAAATGAGGAAGGTGTTCTTCTCCACCGGGCCACATATACCGAGAAGGACCTTTGCGTCCTTTGCGCTCACCAGAGCGATGCGGGACATCTTCACTGTCAAGGTTGTCAATGAATGGGGAACTTCCACCGCGCGCACCAGCTGTGTCGTAAATAGCACCAGCAGGGTTGTTTTGAATAATGCTGAACATCGAATATGCACTGTTGCCCATACGCGCTTTGCGCTTTGGGCCACCAAGTTTGAAACGTATTCCCCGAAGAATGAGTTGTTTGTTCCAAGCAGTTGCACCGCCACGGCCCTTAACAAGTTCGCCTTTGGTGATGCGGGAATCCCCGCCAGATGAGTTGAACGGGGTGATGTCAGAGTCAATGAATTTGAGATAATCCTTAATGGATTTGATCGTTGGCGCAGCTTCTTTTCGAATCTGCTTATTCATCTCTTTCACATAATCAGGTTCAAGTTTCTTGAGACGCTTCAGCGTTTCGTCAAGACCCTTGATTTTCATGTCTGATTGAATGTTTGCCATTACTTGTGTCTGTCTTGGAGGGCTTGGCTAAGAGTGCTGATGAGTGTTATCGGCATGTCCTTCAGGTCCCGCCATGGAATCCCCGAAAGGATTAGTCCGGCGATGACTCCGTGGATGCCGTCACGCCAAAAGGGATGCGCTCCACCCTGTAGGAAATGCCTTTCACTTCTGACTTGTACTTCTCAATGTTGCTGACGTGGCCCTGTTGTTTCATGGAAAGGTAACTCAGTGTCACTAGGTATTCCATAGAAAGGTTTTCGTCAACTGCTTTGATGATTGAAACGGTGTGCAGTTTCTCAAACTCAATGAGGCTTGCTACCGATAGGGCGATTTCATGTTCGCTCCCATCGACCAGCACAGTGGCGATGTGGAGTTCAAACATTAGGCGATTGGTTCTGTAAGGAGTCCGCCGTTGAAGGTGATAGCACCAACAGTGGCAAGGTCGCCAACAGCGCCCGTGACGGGACGGTACTCAGACATGAGCGCGCCAGTCAAAGTGAAGTTTGGATTCGTTGCGCCAACAACTGCCGAAGTTGGTCGGACAACAACAGTGGTTTGGACACCGACAAGTGCAGTCAAAGTCGCGTTGACTTTTGTAGCTGCGAAGTCTTGGTTGAATGAAATTGTCACTGTGTTGTTCTGGATTCCACCCACGAAGGTGTGTCCGTTGGTTGAACTGCTAGACATACTGGTTGACTCAACGCTGTCCACAGCCTTGACGACTTCCACGTTTGTGACATAGGTAGTCAAATCAACTGAGTTGACAAGAACTGTGATGTCTTTGTTTACATAAATAGCCATGACTATTCAGCCTCTACTTTCTTGGTTTGTTTGTATTCGATATGACCCCCACTGATGAGGGCCTCAATCGATGAGCCTTGCAGCTCATCATCGGTGATTGTGTCGCCAAGCGATTTGCCTGCAACAAGTTCTGATGTGACTTTGTAACTAGCCATGTGTTCCTTATGGGTATGCGACCCACGGCACCGTGATGGTGTACGCGGGAAGTTCTTGATTGCCCACAGAATAAACCGTGGGAGTTGCGTCTGTTGCTGATGTTGCGTCAATAACCATGTCCATCGTGTCAAGAAGCGCGATGAGCGCGTCAAGGTTGCCCGGTGGAGGCATCAACACGTTTACAGGGAAAGAAAGCAACAACTGATTGGTGGTTGAGCGCGTCACTTGTGGAGGGTCAATGATCACGGAAAGCGGGCGAGCGTTGCGGGAGTCTGAAACAACAACAACGCCAGCAGTTTCGAGCGTTGAAACCAGCCGAAGGCGGGCATCATTTGTACGGCCCATTATGCGACCTGCGCTCGGTTACAACCCCAGAGTCTGAGAATGTCACCCATGGCAACAGGGTTGTTTCCTGATGCCAAGGTTTCATAGGACTGAAATGAGTCACCGCCAGCAGAACCGCGCGAGCGATACAACTGAGCTGCCATCATTGTCGTACCCAGTTTCACGTCAGCACTTGGTGCCGTAGCAAGCACATCAGAAAAATATCCTGCAGCGCGCCTTCTACGGAACGCAAGCGCGTTGGCTGCATCTGTGCATACAGTAACGAAAGCGGTGTCATTGGCCGTGGCGGGCGATACCCCCAAGAATGACAGGACCGAACTGTTGTCGGTCCAAGTGCAAACACTGGTGTATGTGATTGTCGCCGTGTTCGGTGCGGTGTCGCCCTTTCT